ACCGTTCAGGCACCTGTGGCCCAAGTACAAGAAAAAGTAGTAGCATTAAGTCTCCTGTTCAGCAATAAATAATTGCAACCAGTTGTATCGACGACAACGATTACAACACAACAGGAGATAATGTCAATGCCAAGCACACCCAAGATCGTAACACGGTCAGAGACCACATCAAGCAACAGCACACAGAATTTAAACAAGGGCAGTAAATTAACATTCGCGGAGATGGACTCAAACTTCCTCGAGCTGAGGAATGGTAGCATCGGCATCGTTGGTGATGACAGCACTGGCATAGACATAGCACACGGTTCAACGCTCAAGGTCACGGGTTCCAACGGCATACAGACCAATGTTTCCGGTGACACACTGACCATAGATGGATCACAACTGAGCAGTATCGGTGACCTCACCGTGATCGGCTCCACCATAACCGCACCCAGCAACGCAGACCTCACACTGACCGTGGCGGGCACTGGTGTGATAGAAGTGGATGGCACACTGACCGCAACGGAGATCACATCAGACCTGACAGGTACCATAGAATTTGACGCCAAGGCCACGGAGGCCATCACCAAGGGCGAGGCAGTTTACATAGCGGGCATCGACGGCAACACACCAACAGTGGCACTGGCAAGGGCCAACGCCACGGGCACCATGCCTGGCTTTGGTATTGCGGCCGACGACATAGCACTCAACGCCACGGGCAAGATAACCACATTCGGATCACTTACAGGATTGGATGCGGCGGACTTCAGAGAGACCGCCATAACATTCGGACTGGGTGACACGGTGTACATATCAAGTGCCGAAGCGGGCAAACTCACCAACGTGGCTCCCACGGGTGAAGCAAACTCGATACAGAACATAGGCAAGATAGAGCGTGTCACACCAACAACAAACATGACCATAAAGGTTGGCGGTGCGGGCAGATCCAACGCCACACCGGCACTGGACGACGGCAACATATTCATAGGTAACGCGTCAAACCAATCCAGCACTGTGGCCCTATCAGATCAGATCCGGAACTACAAGGCCATAACTGTGGTTGGTGATGATTCAACGGGCACCGACGTCAACATCGGTGAATCATTCAAGGTGGCCGGTACCCAAAATATCACAACAGCGGTGTCAGGAGACACACTGACCATAACAGGTCCAGACCTAACTTCTTATCTTGAAAATGTGGTGGAAGACACCACCCCACAACTGGGCGGAGACCTTGATGTGAATTCAAACAACATAACCGGTACTGGTGACATCAACATCACTGGTTCTATCGCCAACGAGGCCATAACGATAGCACAGAACAACATCACTGGCACAAGATCCAACGAGGACATCAACATCATAACAAATGGCACAGGCAACATCAACCTTGACGCACAGACCATACAGGTGGGTGATGATGACAGTGCCGGACCAAACAATTTCTATTATGATCACACCACGTTCGCGCCAATGATCACAACACCAAACCAGGACGATGACCTTGTGTTCAAGACCACGGCATCGGCCAGCAACAGTGGCGGACACTTCGTTTTCTACAGTGGCAACCAGGCTAGTTCAAGACTGGCACTGCATGGTGCCAGTGCCACGGGCGGCGTGGCATACATGGGTAACGCCGTGATCAACGGTGACACTGTCATAGCCAATGGCATCCACTTCAGGGATAATATCGCACAGGAGTTTGAAAACCCTGGATACTATTCGGCCAAGATAACGGTACACAGCGGCGACGGTTTCAGTAACACCAACGCAGACATAGATCTCACACCACTGGGCACGGGCGAGGTCAACATCAGCAAGGTTGACATAGATTCGGGGGCCATCGATGGTACCACGATAGGAGCGGCCTCGGCCGCCGCGGGCACATTCACCGACCTATCGGCCAATGGCACGATCACAATGAATTCTAACAAAATAACCAATGTGACTGATCCCACGTCGGCACAGGACGCCGCCACCAAGGCATATGTTGATGCAAACGTGGGTTCGGCCAACACCGGTGACATCACATTCATCGGATCAACCATGCTTGGTCCCAGCAACGCGGACGTAACCATAGAACCCAGTGGCACTGGCGACATACACCTGAAGACGGACGGTGCCAGTCATGTTCACATCGGTGAATTGGTCTCTAACAATTATTGGAGTTTTCTACCAGACAGCGGTCTGTTGAGATGGAATTCGTCTAGCGGAACCACGGCACTTATCACCAACAGCACCGGCGGTGAGATCGGTATAAAGGGCGCGACCAATGACGGTGATATACAATTAAAGACACTAACCGGCGGTGAGATCATAGTGGGTCCACAGAACCTTGATGCCAGGATCACCACAGACGGCACTTCAGACCTCATCATGAACACCAACTCCGGCACCAACTCAGGAAGTATAACCATAGAGGACGGTGTCAATGGCGAGATCAAACTCATACCAAACGGCACTGGTACTATCAGGTTGGACAATAACTATTGGCCCAACGCCGATGGCACCGCGGATCAGATACTGGGCACCAATGGCTCGGGAGTTTTAAGTTTCAGAGATCCCACCGCTATAAATATCGACGGCGGAACGGCTGATTCAGTATACACATCAGTACCAACAATTGACGGAGGACAGGCATAATGGCTACCAAGATACAACTAAGAAGAGACACGGCTTCAGACTGGACATCAACCAACCCCACACTGGCGGCGGGTGAGTTCGGCTGGGAGTCAGACACAAACAAATTCAAGATCGGTGATGGCGCAACGGCATGGACGTCGTTGGCGTACGCATCAGACGGTGACACCGCGGGCATAACGTTCGTTGGTGATGACTCGACCGGTACACTGGTATCACAGAACGAAACATTCAAGGTGGCGGGCACACAGAACGTGACCACAGCAGTGTCAGGTGACACCCTTACGGTGACAGGACCCGACCTGAGCAGTTATGCCACAGGCAGTTCAACCACAACATTCACAAACAAGACATTTGATGCCAATGGCACGGGCAACTCGATATCAAACATCGAGACGGCGGACATCGCCGCGGCCACATTGGTCACTGCCTCTGAAGGCATAGGATCAAACGACAATGACACCACAATCCCAACATCGGCCGCCGTGAAGGCATACGCTGACTCAGTGGGAGGTGGAGGTGCCTCATTGGGAGACCTGACAGCGGTGGGATCAACACTTAGCTCACCCAGTAATGGAACCCTGGCACTAGAGACTTCGGGCACCGGCAAGGTGGTCTTGGCCGCCAACAACGGCGACTACGAATCCAGACTGAGCTCAACCAGATACACCAACTCCAACAACCTATACTACCAGGACCTCAGTGAGACCCTGGCCACGGGCACACAGCGATACATGAACAGCATGGTGGGAGAGGTGACGCTGACCGCATCACAGTCCACCAGCACCAACTCCAACGACAGGTGGAGGAACCAGAACCTTGTGAGGTTGGACATGAACGGCAACAGTAGCACCAACTCCAGTAGCACATACAGGAGTCGTGGACCACTGGCTCTCAGCAACTACACCACCCTGGTCAATGGTGGCGGCAGTTCCAGCACACTGGGCAACGCGGGTGCCAGCCTCAATGGTATATACGGATACATCAACAACCAGGACGTGACCATAACAGCGGCCACTGGTGTCAACGCCATTCTTGAGTTCGAATCAGACGGCACCGGGGACCTAAACGTCACGGAGTGGAGGGGATTCCAATCATTCGCTGATGCGTATGGATCAAGCGGTAGCCTCAACGTCACAAACTTCTATCACTACTACTGTGACACACCGGGTGGAAACATCACCAACCAATACGCTTTCTATGATGCCACCAACTCACTTTCAGTGTTTGGTGACATCCAGACACAGGCTGTATCAATCACAGACAATTTAATCACCACCAACAGGTCAAATGACAACCTGTACATCAGTGCCAACGGAACCGGCAGGGTCAACCTGGGTGACGTCAAGCTGGAGGACGCGGACTACTGGGGCATGATGTTTGGCAACGCAAGCAGGATCAAGGGCACCGCACTGACCTACGAGGACCTCGCGGTCAACCCCAACGACCTGACAGATCGTGAACTGGGCCATGGCATATACCAGGGCACCAAGATCACCGCTTCAAGCACCAACTCAAATTTCAGACCAAGGGCCTTACTTGTTGGCTCCGCGGTGGACCTGGCTGGCTTCAGCTACACCAACACCAACAACTTCAGGGGACCACTGGGTGCCCAGATATACGGGGCAGTCAGCAACGGCACGGGCACGGACGTGACCTGCAACACCATCAGGGGCGTGGAGAGTTCGGCATCAGTTAACGACTTCACTAACACATCGGGTGCAATCACCGTGGTGGATGCCATAGGTAACTTCTGTGCCAACTACCACGACAGGAACGGCACGGGTGACATCAACGTCACCAACGACTACGGTTTCAAGTTCGCACCAGAGTCCTACAACGCGGGTGGGGGCACGGGTGTCACAACCATCACCAACAGTTACGCATTCCACTGCCAGGCAGGGAGTGGTAATGCCACCGTCACCAACGCTTACGCATTCTATTCAACGGATGCCACGGCATCATCAAGGATGGGTGCCATCAGATTGGACAACCAGTCAGGTGATCCCACGCACGGTGCGGACTTCAGTTGGATATATGCCAAAGACGCCGCATCAAGCTCGGAGGTGTATGTGAAGGATGAGGCCGGCAACGTCACACAGATATCACCGCACAACGAAGCGGGTGAGTGGCAGTATTGGTCGGAAAACATCAAGACCGGTAAAAAGGTCAGGATCAACATGGAGCGTATGATCAAGAGACTGGAAGAGATAACCGGTGAAACGTTCATAGAGTCAGAATAATTGTACATTATCCCGCAGGGATTTGTGTAAATAATCTTGTTATAACGAAACAAATCTATATAGGAGAAACATATCATGACTGCTCTTTCTAATTTTGCAGAACTCAAGGTCCTGGACCACTTGTTCAGGAACACCTCATACACATCACCCAGCGCCTACATGGCGTTGTTCACTGATGACCCCACAGACGCTGGCACTGGTACGGAAGTAACAGGCAACGGCTACGCAAGGGTACAGATAGACAACAAGATGGCGGCCGCTTCAGGTGGACAGATCGTTAGCAACGCTGACATCACGTTCCCGACCGCGTCAGGTGGTGCCTTTGGAACCATCACGCACATCGGTATCTATGATGCCTCAAGCAGTGGTAACCTTTTGGCACACGGAGCACTGTCGGCATCTCGTACGATCAGTGACGGGGACACTTTCCAGATCAATTCTGGATCACTCACTATCACCATAGACTAATCCAGTCTAACAGGGAGTAAAAACCAGTGGCCTTGATAACCGCTTCAGCGGATCTAGACATATTACTCGACGTGGGCATCAACTACGTCCAGGACGACTACGTCGTACTGGATTACGTAGCGGGTGGCATCGACAGTGTTGACCTAGACATCGCTGTGGCACTGCTGATATCAACAGCAACCATCACGGCGTCAGCAATCCAAGTTGCCACTGCCACCGCCACATTACCGATAACTGCCACGATCACTGCCACTGCGCAGGATCTTGACCTGGCCGCGTCTACCTTGGCCATCAACGCCACACTAACCGCGACACCTTCAGTGACCGTGGTGGCGTCAAGCACGTTACCGATCACCGCCACAATAGACGCCGCGGCGGACATACTGAAACTGGCCACAGCCAACTTGGCCATATCGACCTCGGTCAGCGCATCAGCGGTCAAGACCGCAGTTGGTTCAGCCACACTACCGATAACAGCATCTATCGTGGCCGCAGGTTCAGACCTGGACATAGCATCCGCCACGCTGTCGATCACAGGCACGATCACGGCCACACCAGTGGCAACAATCGTTGGTTCGGCCACGCTACCGATCACGGCAACCATAAGCACTGTACCATCTGACCTGGATCTCGGTGCGGCGTTGCTGATCTCAACGGCCACCATAACCGCTACACCGAGTGCCATCAAAGTGGCATCCGCCACGCTGGCCATCACGGCGGCCATAACCGCTATAGGTGTCAAGGCGGGACGTGTTGACCTAGACATAACGGCAAACTTGACTGCCACAGGTGGCAGGCTTGTACTGGCATCAGCACAACTGCCGATAACAGCCACTATCACGGTTTCCGGCACGGACATCGACGTGGATCCATTCAACACCTACCGTGTGGCACAGGAGATCAGGACCATTGTGATACCACAGGAATCACGGCTAATAAAAGTCATGGGGGAATCGCGTGTAAATACAATACCAGTCGAATCGAGGGCCTTCAAGGTCCAGGAGGAGACCAGAGAATTCAAACTAAATCGACCAGTTTTTGCTGGTACCGGAACAAGGAGAAACAGTTAGATGGCCAATCTCGCATTAACAGGATTTCAAAAGGACCAACAGGGCATTTTCATAGTCAAGGACCCGGACGCCAACATCGAGTACGCTTTGGACTTCGTTGACTACCTGAACACGGGCGATTCACTTTCATCTGCCACGGTCACGATAGGCACAATCACGGGCGACGCCGCACCATTGGCATTCCCAACAGGCGCAGGCACGGACGTGAACATTTCAGGCACCAAGGCAATCTTCAGGGTCAACGCAGGCACCACAGGCAACATATATCCCATTGAGGTCAAAATAGTAACAAGCAATGGCGACACTGATTCAAGACATTTCAGGATCGTGGTCAAAGATAAAGGATTACAATAATGACACCTGACAACACAGGAAAGAAATACCGTAAACACGACAAGGACCTGATCAAGGACCTGGCTCGTATAATGTGCACCTATGACGAGATAGGTGAGATAATTGGCATCACAGCAGAGGGCGTCAAGAAGAGATACAAGAAACTGATCGATGCCGGTAGGGCGGAAGGCAAGAAATCATTGAGAAGGGCACAGATGGAACGTGCCTTGGCCGGAGATGTCAGGATGCAGATCTGGTTAGGTAGAAACTACCTCGAGCAGAAAGATGACCCTAACTCAACAGATCATTCACAACCACTACCGTGGCAGGAGGATGAATAACAGTGAAGTTGTCAACCCCACAGAAGACGGTAGCAAACGATCCAGCGAGATTTGTCGTATTATGTACGGGCAGACGTTTTGGCAAGACAACACTGGGCATAAGACAACTGTTCTACAACGCAAGGATGCCAGATCAGAATGTTTGGGCGGTTCTTCCAAGTTACAGACAGGCTCGTAACGTTTGGTGGGACGCTGTAAAACACAAGGCCATAGAACTCAACTGGGCCAAAAAGATCAACGAAGCAGATCTTTCAATCATCCTAAAGAATGGTAGCAAGATATCACTCAAAGGTGCTGACAACAGGGACGCACTGAGGGGTGCCAAGTTGAATTACATATTCCTTGATGAAGTGGCCAACATAGACAAGGAAGCATACACGGAAGTTTTAAGGCCAACACTGTCTGACACAGGTGGTAGGGCCATGTTCGCGGGCACGCCCAAGGGCATTTCAAACTGGCTGTATGACATATACCAGAAGGGACAGGACAAGACCGAAGAACATTGGAGTTCATACCAATTCACAACCATACAGGGCGGCTTCGTTCCCGAACAAGAGATAGAACAGGCCAAGGCAGAACTTGATGCCAAGGTATTCAGATCTGAGTATGAAGGCACGTTTGAAAATTTCGAGGGCCGTATCTACTACGGATTCGAGAGACAGCACAACGTTGAAGAATTCACGTTTGAACAGAGACAAAACATCATACACATCGGGATCGATTTCAACGTCCATCCGCTCACAGCGATCTGTTTCGTGATCAAAGACAACCGGATGTACGTGATCGACGAGATAGAGATGTATGGTTCAAACACGGAAGAACTGGCCAACGAGATACACAACAGGTTCCCAGGCACCAAGATAATAGCATACCCTGACCCATCAGGCAGGGCAAGGAAGACCAACTCACCCAAGACCGATTTCCACATACTATCCAATGCGGGTTTTGTGGTCAAGGCACCATCGAGACACATTCCTGTCAGGGACAGGATCAACGCCGTAAATAGTAAGTTCTGTTCAGGTACGGGAGAAAGGGGAATTATGATACATCCAAAATGCAAGAGTTTGATCACAGCGATGGAGAGACACATCTACAAAGAAGGCACATCACAACCAGAGAAGAATGGTTCCAAGGACTACTCACACATCTCTGACGCGATCGGCTATGCCACATCATTCCTGTTCCCGATTACGAGAGCATACGAACCAACAGAACAACACAAAACATGGAGGGTTAGAACATAATGGCCACTATAAGCAATTTTTCAGTTAACCAAGATCCCAACAGGATCAGTGCCCACTACACGGCACTTGGTGTTCACCCCGAATACCTAACACACTTCAAGAGATGGGAATTCCTGAGGGCATCATACCTGGGATCATACGAGATGAAGATGGGCGAGTACCTGACCAAGTACCAATACGAATCAGATTCAGAATACTTCAGGAGGGTGGCGGCCACACCTTACATGAACGAGGTGAAATCCATCGTTAACATCTACAATTCCTTCCTTTACAGGCAACCAGTCAAGAGGGAATACGGCAACATCAAGGACACACCAGAATTGAGAAACTTCCTCAAGGACACTGACCTAGAGGGCAGGAGTTTTGAAAGTTTCATGCGTGACGTCAACACCTGGAGCACGGTGTTCGGACACTGCGTAATATTGTTAGACAAGCCACAGTCAAACGCAAGGACCAGGGCTGAAGAACTACAACAGGGCATAAGACAGTATGCCAGCATATTCACACCAGAGAACGTGTTGGATTGGGAATACACCAGACAACCATCAGGCTACTATGACCTGACATACCTCAAACTGCTAGAAGTGGAACAGAAGGCCTACGGGATGAATGCGAGGTACTACGTGAGGGAGTTCACCAAGGACACCATCACATTGAGCGAATACAACACAGAGAAAGAGAACACAGAGATAATGGAACAGATGCCAAACGAGTTGGGTGTAATACCTGCAGTTTGGGTGTATGCCAACAGATCACCCGTGAGGGGTGTTGGTGTTTCAGACGTTGGCGACATATCAGATCTTTCCAACAGCATATTCAATGAGTTGAGCGAGATCAACGAGACCATAAAATTATCAACATCACCGAGTCTTGTGAAGACACCAGAGGTTGACGCCGCGGCGGGACCAGGTGCCATAATCACCATACCAAACGAGATGGATCCCAACCTGAAACCATACCTACTACAACCGACTGGACAGAGCGTTGAGGCCATATTGAAATCCATAGACGAGAAACTGACGGCCATAGACAGGATGGCGTGCATGTCAGGCATAAGACAGGCACAGACCAGACAGCAGTCAGGTATAGCCATGATAACTGAATACAGTATGCTTGATGCCAAACTCACAGAGAAGGCCAAGAATTTGGAACTGGCAGAAGAGCAGTTGTTCAGATTGTTCGGCAAGTGGTTGGGCATCGACTGGGATGGTGAGATAGAGTACCCAATGGCTTTCCACATCAGGGACAAGAACCTTGACATGGACGTGTTGGAGAAAGCGGCGAGGACCACGAGGGACATCCTGAACGCTTCACCAGACGTCAAGGCGGTCATAGACCAAAAGATCAAGGAGATACTGGCCAAGAACCCAATGGAACTTGAACAGATGAACCAGAACAAATTAGAGATGTCACACCCAGTGACCACACCAGCGACCAGGACCAAACACATCCAAGACATGATAATGCAAGGCTACACGGACCAACAGATGTTGGACCTACATCCAGAGATAGATCAAGCGGACATCACGGCGGCCAAACAAGCATTGTTGAACACAGGGGACAATGATGGCCAAGTACAAGGGTAGGACAGTAACACTAAACAAACCTTTCAGGACACCAAGTGGTCCAAAGAAGAGTGGTGTGTATGTCAGGAACCGATCAACAGGCAACGTCAATCTAGTTAGATTTGGACAGCGTGGCATGTCAATCAAGAAGAACAATCCAGCCAGACAGAAAAGTTTCATAGCAAGATTCACACCAATACTGCGAGCGGTAAAAGGACAGAAGAGTTTGAGTCCGGCATACTGGAGTCTAAAAGCATGGAGGTAGATCAGGATGGCAGGTGTAAAGACATCAAAGGGACAGAAGACCAACCATACCCGATACTACGCACGGGGACAGGAATGGAGGCCTTGTAAGGTGGTGCAGAAGAAGAGGTACGGCAACGGAACCAGGGAGTTCATGGCCGCACAGTCAGTGCAGACCGGTGAGACATACAAGAACTCACACGGCAACACTGCGCCTTGGCATTCCATACAGTTCTCACCAGTAGAACCACAAGGACAGGAATAATGCCCTACAAAGGAAAACTAGATGGCCGGGCCATCGAGACAGCAACATCACGTGCCCTCGAGGCCGTGTTCGATGAATACAGATTACACAACCGCAACTGCATAGAGCGACAGAGCCAACAGGGTGCTTTCCATGCCAGGAAGGCGTTACAACGACTTAAATATCTCGTACACAAGAGAAAGATTGAACTACTTGAATTGTACACACAGGACGAGAGGAGATTGAATGCCTATAACAACAACATCAACGGCGTCAGCACTGCTGACCAATCGACTGACAACCAAGAGGAGCAAACCAATGGCTAGAGCAAGCGGAAGAAAAAAACCAATGACATCTAAAAAGAAGAACAAAAAAGGTGGCAGAAGAAAGTAAGTTAATTGAGAACTGGATTCGAGGACAGGTTGCTAAAATCCATAAAAAGACTGGAAAGGCAATCTGTCCTTTTGCAAAAAAGGCTCTACAAGATCAAACGATCCAAATCACGAAGGCAAAGGTTAATCTACTGGAGCACATTATACATTGTTGCCATATGGTTCCTATTTTTAGGCTTGATATCGTGGTGCTTTACATCGATTACAAGATAAGCGAGCAGAGACTGGCCACCATATGCGAACAGGCACACAAGAACAAACTGCACATGGCCGTGATGTACGATCACCCTGACAACAATGGACTGCACCGAGGTGTCAGTTTCAGTTACAAGAAGAAACCCTTGGTGATGATACAACCAATGGACAAGTTGAAGGCGGCACAATCAAAATTGCGTAGGTCAGGTTGGTACGAGGCCTGGGGCGTGGAAGATTTAGAGCAATTCTATTAAAAAAAAATAGTGCCTTTTTTGTGCAAATAAATATTTGTGGATGACAAAATGGCAATGGTACACAAACCCAAAAACAAATTACCACTATAGGACCAGACCAGATGATTGGTTGCTGTACAACAGGATTGGTCAAGACGGTGGCAAGGGGTACCAAGTCCAATTACAAGATTTCGTCAGAGATTATTTCAAAGACAGACCAGCCAGGCTCGCACTGGACGTTGGCGCCAACATGGGCATCACATCCATAGAGTACGCACACATCTTTAACAGCGTGGTGGCATTTGAACCCATAGAGGATGTGTTCAAACAACTTGAAATGGTTGTAGAACGTAATGGATTAAGCAACGTTGAAATCAAACAACTGGCAATTGGTAACACTATTGGTCAGGTGCGGATGAGATACAGACCCAACAACAGTTTCGCCAGCAGTGTGAATGACAAAGGAGATCAAGAAGTCTCCATAACAACGCTTGACGCCTTACAATACGAACAAGTTGATTTCATCAAGATAGATGTTGAAGGTTTAGAGACAGAGGTGATCGCGGGTGCCTGGCACACCATTGAGTCACAGCGTCCCATGATACAGTTTGAATACAAACCAAATCTTGCTAAAAGATTCAAGCACGACATGGATCAGTTGATATGTGCCAGATTAGAAACTTTGAACTATCACATACAGGACAAACGTGATTTGCCTTATAAACAATCACGACAGAAAGATATGTTCGCCATACCTGGCAAAATATAATCATACGAGTTAATTCTTGTAAATAATCGTGTAAATAACAACACAACTCCCAAGGAGGAAATCTTATGTCAGATTCAAAAGCGACAGAAATCAACCCTACACAGGACACGGAGTCCAATGAAGGCGATTTAAAAAAAACAACTCCGG